GCGAAGAAGTAATCTTTATTCCTGATGTTGTAAGACCAGGACACCTACGCGGAGTTAGCAGAGTAGACGCGCTAAAGGATAACTTTGGTTTGGCTAAAGCACTAGAAACTTACGCAGCTAGATTCTTTGGTCATGGCGCAACCACCAGCGGAATTATTGAGTACCCGCACGATCTAACCTTCGAGCAGTCACAGGGTTTGGCAGCAGCATTTGACGCAAAGCACAAGGGTCTTCGCAAGTCGCATAAGACTGGTGTTCTATCTGGTGGCGCAACTTACAAACCAACAAATGTTCCGAATGATCAGGCGCAGTTCCTAGACTCTCGAAGAATGGCAGTAGAAGATGTGGCTCGCGCTTTCAATGTGCCACCGCACCTACTAGGACTATCAGGAACTAACTCTTACGCTTCGGTAGAACAGAACAACTTGGCGTGGGTCACTCACGGTCTACGACCAATCATTTCTAAAATCGAGAACGCTCTATCGCCTCTACTAGCGCTAAGTCCTAATGGACAAAACGCTTTCTTGCGCTTCAACATAGATGGGCTACTTCGCGCTGACATCAACTCACGAATGAGCGCTTACAGTATCGGTCTTCAGTCAGGCTTCTTGACAATCAACGATGTTCGTAGGCTTGAGGATCTTCAGGCGATTGACAACCCAAGCGCTAACACGGTCCGAGTGCCACTAGCGAATGTCAATGTCGAAGACGCTGCGCTAACTGGAACGGACAAGAAGGTCAGCATGGCACAGAAGCTAGTAATCTCTGGATTCGATCCAGCACAGGTTCTCAACGCGCTAGGGCTACCGACAATTACTCACACAGGAGTCCCAAGCACCCAACTTCAGGCGCTGGCGCAACTAGATCCCGAAGATCCACTAGCAGCTTACGAGGTTAAGTAATGCCAGTCACGACTTACGCGTACGACCTAGTGGCGAATGTGCGGACTTTGGTAGTCCCACCTAAAACTATGTCGCAAGAAGTTTGTATTCACAATCACGAACACAGTCAGAATAGAGAAATCTTTTTGGGCAACTCGGGTGTGACTCTTGCTAACGGAATGCACGCAGTCGCAACACAAACCAGCATCATTACGCTTGGTCCGAATGACGATCTTTACGCAATAGCAAATGATGATTGTAATCTACGAATTATGGTGGTGACTCAGGACTAATGCCTTATTTCATAACTGGCAAAAACGCAGAGTGTGATGGCTGGGCTGTCGTAGATGGCGGAGATGGCTTTTACGGCTGTCACACAACTAAGGCATCGGCAATCAAACAAGCAGTAGCAATTAGCCTTAGCACCGATGAGCCATTTGACGGCGAACGCGCAGCAGTCGGTCAGCTAAAAATTGGGGACTATGTTAGCTGGAATGTTGATGACCCAAAGATACTGGCACAAGTTGTAGAAGTAAACGGCGAGTATGCGGTATTGCGTATTTTTGAGCTAGACGAGAACATGGTCTATTCGCCAGAAGACAAGTTGATGATTCTCAACATACTAAAGCTAAAGCGAATCCCTAGACCAGAAATGATTGCTTACGAGGCTGACACTATGGAAGAAGAAGATCCAGAAAGCATGGATGACCCGAATGAACCGACAGACCCAGCTGAAGATGTTATTGAGGATCTAGAAGAAGACAGGGCTGAACCGAATGCTCTATCCGAAGGGGACTTCGTTTCTTGGAACTCATCAGGCGGACGCGCTCGAGGTCGTATCGAATACATTATGCGAGAAGGCACACTAGGTATTCCTGATAGCAGTTTCTCTATCAACGCAACTCCTGAAGATCCTGCTGCGCTGATTCGAATCTATCGTGAGGCAGACGGCGAATGGAACGAAACCGAAACCCTAGTCGGACACAGATTCTCCACGCTCACTAAAATCCAGCCTCTAACTAGATCTGCCGACCTAGAAGATCGCGCAGTAAACCTAACCCCACCAGCCTTTATGAGAGCAGCAGCACGACAAGGCTTGCGCTACTACGAACAGGGCTTAGGCGGAGATGGCTTAGTAGACGCAACTATTCGCGAGGCTCGTGCTATGGCTGCGGGAAATGTGACTGCTGACAAATGGGTGCGGATGGGAGCTTGGATCGCGCGACACACATCAGACCTAGATGCGCCAGCAGCAAACCCAAGCAACGAAAACTACCCAAGTGCTGGTGTGGTTGCTCATTTGCTTTGGGGATCTGGTCCAAGTAAAAGATCCGCACAAAGGGCATTAGCTTACGCCAACCGAGTGAAGGCTAAACTGGAAGAAGAAAATCGCGCAAAAATTAGCGTAGAAAGTGAAAGCATGGCAAAAGTAGAACAAAGAGTTAGCGTTTCTGAATTTGAGATCCGCGAAGACGCAAGTGGTATGACATTTGAGGGATACGCAGCAATCTTCGATTCCCCAAGCGAGCCACTACCCTTTATCGAGCGTATCAAGCGCGGTGCTTTCAACCGCAGTCTAAAGCAAGCTCGTAATGACATCAAGCTACTCTGGAACCACGACACTAGCGCAGTTCTAGGATCTACCCGCGCTGGAACTCTAAAGCTCGTAGAAGATGATAAAGGTCTAAGGGTATCGGCAACGCTACCGAATACGACTAGCGGACGCGATGCTGCGGTGCTACTAAAGCGCGGAGATGTAGATTCTATGTCTTTCGGGTTTAGTGTTCCTGCTGGCGGAGATACTTGGAACCAAGAAGGCACAGAGCGCACTCTAAAATCTGTCCGACTTCACGAAGTTTCGATTGTGGCTTTCCCCGCGTATACCTCGACTGCTGGCACAACCTCAGTTCGTGGACTCGCAGCATTAGCCGAAAGAGCTTTGCTAGATGTAGATGAACTAGCTGACGCGATGTTGCTACTGGAAGAAGGCAAGGATCTAACTCCTGAAGCAGCGGAATTGCTACGCACAGCAATTAGCGAACTAGTACCAAAAGCCGAACAGACTTCAGAAGCTATTGCGGAAGACAACGGAGATCTTTCGATGCTAGAGCTGAAGAAATTCAAACTCAAACTAATGGAGATGTAATGGCTACTAAACAAGAAATCAAAGACACGATCCTAAACACCGCTGGCAACCCAGAGTCAGGTGTAGTTGTTCAGTACGCAGATTTGTGGGCTGAAGCAATCGTCAAGCTGATTAGTGGAGGGGCACAAAGTAGTGCCGATAATAACTCACAATCAAGCGCGACAAAAGAAACGCGTGTCGTAGGGGCTGCCGAAAGGCGATAACCACGCGTTGCCCCAGCTAGGTTTCACTCTCTTACCTAGCTGGGGTTTCCCTTTACCCAGACCATGCCATCAGAGGCTCTGTGAGGCTCGTAGAGGGCTTTTGAGCCTTCCAGTAAGGGAATTACCCTACCCCGCTAAAAAATCGTTATGAAATCGTTATACAAAACGCGGTCAAAAGTAGCGAAACGGCTAGAAAAGCGCTATACTTGATACATAGGGAAAACCTATAAAAAACGAAAGGACAAGAAATGAACCAGAAAATAGAGATTGCCAAAAATCTATGGGCAACCAAAATAGCGAAAGACCCAATAAGTCTGAACGACTATGATCTGTGGCGCGAGATTGACGGATCAGATACCCTAATCGGTCGTATCTATCAGTTCCAAAACGGCTGGGAAATTGACAGCGCTGGCGAAACTTACATCGGATCTAACTTGACCGAAGCCATCTACTCATTTCTAGGAAAGTAAGGAAAGCCATGAGAAAGCTACAAGACGCATTACTTTGGATTATCGGGCTGCTACTAACCGCGATGGTATTGTGGGTCGTAGAGCGCGACCAGCTATTGGGCTACGCGCTTGGCGTGGCGCTCGCTGGGCTGATGTTCTTTGTGATTGTTGAGAGGGTGAATCCAAGAAGATGAAAGTAAAGGAGATCTGCGCTTGCGGATCTTCTTTCTTAGCCGAAGGCGATGAGGCAGCAACGCTTTACGCCAAATGGGTCAAGCGCCATAAGTGTCCCGAACCGAACGATGAAGTCGAAACGCGCGAAGTAGAAATGTCAAGCACAATCGGATTTAGTGCCGATTACTCTGGGACTGGATTAGATCTCCCAGCAAAAAAATACGATCCTTGGGAAGACGAGTAGCCAGTTATCTGGTAAAGTAATAATCATCGGAAGTGAGTTAGCTCTGCCGAGGTAGCCAGCGTTAGCGCGGTAAAAAAACAATCAACTAACCAATAGGAGTATCACATGTCCTTTATCAAGGCACAGCAAGAACTTCGAGCAAACTTGGTCAGCCAGATCCGTGAGGTCACAGACTTCGCCGAAGCTGAAAAGCGCGGACTACTAGCTGAAGAAGTATCGAAGATTGAAAAGATCGAGGCTGACATTCGTTCAGCTGAAGAAGCAATCGGAGTTGCTCAGCGCAACGAGGAAAGAATGACCGCAGCTGCTGACGCAGGTCGCGAGTTCGTTCCTGCCACCGAGTCAAGATCAGACGCAGACATTCTTCGTCAGATCGCTGGCGGAGAACTACGCTCATTTGATTTCTCAAAGCGTACTCTCGTTCCTTCTGACAACACAGTACCAAAGTCGTTCTACGATGAGGTATTTCAGGTAGCTCGTCTAGTTGGTCCAATGCTAGAAACCTCACAGGTTATCAACACAACCTCTGGTGAGAACCTAACCATTCCAACCTTGACCGCTTACTCAACCGCAACTATCAAGGGTGCTGGTTCAGCAATTTCCGACTCCGAGCCAACCTTCAGCTCGATTACTCTAGGCGCATACAAGTACTCATTCTTGGTACCAGTAGCCAACGAGCTAATCTCTGATGCTGGTTTCGACATCTCTGGTCTGATCGCAGAACAGGCTGGTAACGCAATTGGTTACTCAGTAAACGATGGTCTAACCAACGGAACTGGAACTGTTCAGCCGACTGGTGTAAGAACTGTTGCTGGTTCTGGTATCACAGGTGGAACTGGTGTTGCTGGTGGATTCACTGCCGACAACCTAATTGACCTTGCTTACTCACTAGACGGCGCTGCTCGCAGACTGCCAGGAGTTGCTTACATGGCTAACTCTGCTTCTGTTGGTGCGATTCGCAAGCTCAAGGACTCAGCAGGAAACTACTTGTATCAGGTCGGCGTAGGTCAGCCTGACACATTCGCTGGTTTCCCAATCTCTGAGAACCCTGCTCTACCTTCAGCTGGAACTGCTGTTGTTGGTTCCGTACTATTCGGACACCTACCTAGCTACAAGGTTCGTATGGCTGGCGGTATTCAGGTTGCTCAGTCTGCGGACTACGCATTCAACCAAGATGTAACCACCTTCCGCGTGACCATGCGCGTTGATGGAAACCTGACTCACGCAGGACACATCAAGTACTTCAAGGGCGCAGCAAGCTAAACCCTAGTTGTAAGCAGATCCCCATCGGTAGTTGCTATCGGTGGGGATTTTGCTATTCTGTGAGTATGACTAAAAGAGAGAAACCATTATCAGGCGCGATTAGTGTCTGGTCTAATTCCTACGATTCCCCGACTGGCTACGGACAGCAAGTAAAACTTCTAGTAGATCGCTTAGTGCGCGATGGTGCTGATGTTGCGATGTTGTCTAACTACGGACTAGAGGGAATCATCAACACAATCAAGACTCCATACGGAAAGGTAAAACATTTCCCGCGCGGGTTAGATCTATACAGTAATGATGTCGCGCCGAACGATCATCAAATGTTTATTTCTAAGTTCCCCGATCTGAATGATGTATTCATTAGTCTTTACGATGTTTGGGTTATGAAGTCAAAGCAGTATGACAAGCTGAGAAAGATTGGCGCTTGGGTTCCGTTAGATCATGTGACAATGCCAGCAGAAGTCGAAGCCTTTCTAAAAAAACCTAATGTGACCCCAATCGCGATGGCACCAAACGGAGTCCGTCAAATGGAGAAGGCGGGTATCGAATGCGAGTATGTGCCTCACGCCATAGACACTAAGGTTATGAAACCGACTTACAAATTATCCAATGGCAAAAGCGCTCGCGAACTATTAGCACCGAAGGATAAGTTCGTTGTGGGAATGGTCGCAGCAAACAAAGCCAGCGGTATGGTTCACCGCAAAGCTTTCAGCGAAAACATTATGGCTTTCTCAATCTTTCAGAAGAAGTATCCAGATGCGGTTCTTTATTTACACACAGATCCGATGGGCAGATCAGGTGGCTGGAACTTGCCGAGTTTGCTTTCGAGTTTAGGCATTCCCGAAGACGCAGTATGCTTTCCCGATCCTAACGACTACCGATTCGGTTTGTCGCACTCGGATCTAGCAGCCTTCTATACAGCTTTCGATGTTATGCTCGCAACTTCTTACGGCGAAGGTTTCGGAGTGCCGACAATGGAAGCACAAGCGTGTGGCACTAGGGTAATTGGCTCTAATTGGGCTGCGACTCCCGATCTAGTTTCCGAAGACGGTTGGTTAGTTGATGGCACACCAGCTTGGGATAGTGGTCAGAACGCTTGGTGGCAGACCCCGAACATTCCGTCAATAGTAAAGGCGCTAGAAGAAGCCTACGCAGAGAGTCGTGAAAAGTCACAGGTGTCTATTGACTTTGCTAAAGAGTTCGATGTTGAGAATGTCTGGAAGAAATACTGGCTGCCCACGCTAGGGAAACTTCTAGCATGATTCCTGTACTTGGGTTCGCAACGCTAAAGCGCTTCGATCTAGCGGAAAGGCTACTCGACTCAATAGATTATCCAGTCGAACATCTGGTAATTGTAAATAATTCTGGCAGTAAATCTTGGCAACCACGCAAACCAGATCTAGTCCAAAATCTTTGGCACATAGAAGTTCCTTACAATCTAGGCTTCGTTGGCGGGATGAATCTAATCGTAAAGTCCACGCCTCACGCGCCTTACTGGCTATTAGTCAATGATGACGCTTGGTTTGAGGCGGGTTCGTTAGAGAAAATTGCTAAAGAAGTAGATCCGACAACTCTAAACTTCCTAAACATCGAGCCTAATTGGTCAGCGCTAGTGCTAGGCGAGAAACTGGTTGAAGAAGTAGGACTGTTTGATGAGCGCCTATACCCTACCTATTTTGACGATGACGATTACCAGCGCAGAATACACAAAGTCGGTTTCCTGACTAACTACATAGACGCTAAGGTTCATCACGAAAATAGCTCTACCCTCAAATCAGGCTACGAGCATAAGAACGCAGTTAGTTTCGGCAAGAACCAAAAACTGTTTGAGAGCAAAATCCTAAACAACGACTACTCAGAAGGCAACTGGTCGTTGAAAGTTAGGCGAGAGAACAGCTGGGATTAGTTCGATAGAATGAGTATGCCCAAAATAACTAGAAAACAGGGATAGGAAAAGAAATGTTTAGTGTCGGAGTCGCTGGTTATGGAGTTGTCGGTAAACATACCGCAAGCGCATTTCCTCAAGCCAAAATCTATGACAAATACAGCGGTCCGAAAGACGATCTAAGCGGGTGCGACTTTGTATTCGTTTGTGTCCCGACACCCTTAGTCGGAGATGAACTGGATTGTTCTGAAGTCGAAGCTGTTATTCGCGACACCGAAGCCAAGATGTTTATTGTTAGAAGTACCTGTAATGCTGGGTTTCTAGATTATCTGAAAGAGAAGTATCAAAAGCGAATCGTATTCCAGCCTGAATACATCGGAGAAACAGCTAACCATTCTATGTCTTTGGGTGGTCAGCCACCTTACATAGTTATCGGTGGAGATCCCGAAGACCGCAGAGAAGTTATCAAGCTTTACACGACTGTTTACAATGCAAACCTAAACATTAGACAACTAAGTATCGCCGAAGCTCAGGTTGTCAAGCTCTCGGCAAACAGGGCAATCTTCTTCAAGCTACTACAAGCGCAGGAATTGTATGACGCTTGCGAAGCCAATGGATTAGACTATTACACCATCAGGGAAATCGTTTACGGCGATGACCCTAGAATGGAATTAGGCTGGAGCTTTATTTACGAAGGTAATAGGGGCGCGAATAGCAAATGCTTGCCAAAAGACATTTACGCTTGGGCGAAGTGGGCTAACACTAACTCGAACATTCCAACCGCTACCAACGCTCTACTCGAATACAACGAAGAACTTGTGAGGAAAAATGGCAATAACTAACGGCTACGCGACTCTAGCTGAATTGAAAGCAGTAATGAGGATACCTAGTGCCGATACTGTCGATGACTCGCTACTAGAAACCTCAATCGAAGCAGCCTCTCGGCAACTAGACGGATACTGTGAGCGTGTTTTTTATAGCACCGCTGGAACTAGAGTTTTTGTGCCGAACGACAGCTATGTCTGCGAAACTGACGATCTAGTTTCTATTACCACAATCAAAACTTCTTCTGACGGAGAAGGTTTCGACACGACTTGGAAAACTACCGATTACCAACTAGAACCGCTGAATGGTCGCGCTGGTGGTATTGTCACCCCATTCACACAGATTCGCGCGGTAGATGACTTCCTATGGCCAGTCTTTGGTGGCGAAGCGACTGTTCAGATCGTTGGAACTTTCGGTTGGTCGGCAATTCCTATCGCAATCAAACAGGCAACACTTATGCTGGCACAGCGCCAGTTCAAGAGATACGACTCTCCTCTTGGTGTCGCTGGTGTCGGAGATCTAGGCGTAATGAGAATTAGCCGAATTGACTTCGATGTTCAAGCGCTTGTAGCCCCATTCCGTAGGGTTAGGTTTGCGTAATGGCGACAATCGGGCAGATACGCGATGGTATAGCTACTAACCTAAGCACAATCAGCGGTTTGCGGGTGACGGAAACTGTGCCCGATAATCCTCAGCCACCAACAGCTATTATTCAGCCAGCTTCGATAGATTATGACCGCGCGATGCAACGCGGGTTAGATCAGTACAACTTCGTTGTGACAGTTATTGTTGGGCGAGCTTCAGAAAGAAACGCACAAAACCTACTAGATCTTTATTGCGCGGGTACTGGAAGCTCATCAGTCAAAGTTGCGATAGAATCGAACCGAACGCTCTCTGGGGTTATCCAAGATCTTAGGGTCGTTTCAATGAGAAACTATGGTTCTATTCTGGTAGCAGAGCAAACTTATCTAGCTGCCGAGTTTGACCTAGTCGTGTACACACAATAAAAACTAGCTAGTAAGGAAAACAAATGGCAAAATATGTAGTGACGGCAACAAATGTCACACTCAACGGAAGCAACATCTCAGACAGCGTAGCTCAGGCATCTTTGGAATTGACTGCTGCTGATGTAGATGTGACCGACTTCGGATCAGGTGGATTCACAGAGGTAGTTGGCGGACTAAAATCTGGCACAGTTTCTTTGGACTTCCACCAAGATTACGCAGCTGGCGCAATCGCAAGTCTATTGAACCCGCTACTTGGGTCAATCGCAACTGTGACTCTAAAACCAAACGGAACTGTTACTTCCGCAACCAACCCAGTATGGACCGCTACTGTTCTCGTGAACAGCATCACCCCAATCTCTGGCGCAGTCGGCGATCTAGCTACATTCTCCGTATCGTACCCAACCTCTGGTTCTGTAACCAGCGCAACAGCCTAAGGAAAACAAAATGAAACTGACCCTACGCATTGAGTTTCAAGACGCAACAAACAAAGACATAACTGTATCTGCTGCTGACATGGTGGCTTTTGAGGATAAGTTCAATGTATCCATCGCAAAACTAGATGACCCACGAATGGGCTGGCTTCTATTCTTAGCTTGGCACTCTGAAAAGAGAAGAAAGCAAACAGAGAAGCCTTACGAGGAATGGCTAGATCTAGTAGAGTCGATTGGTGAAACTACTGACCCAAAAGCATCGGGATCAAAGGCTTAGGTGACAGTTCTGCTCATTGGTTCATCGCTTCAATAGCAGTCGAATCTGGTATAGCTCCAAATGTTTTATTGGAACAATCAGACAGAATGCTTTGGACGATGCACCGATGGCTAGTCGCTAGAAACATTCAGAAATAGATCTCTTACTTCGGTAAGGGGTCTATTTCTGTATTTGCTACAATTAGATCAGCGAGGTGTGCTATGGCATTACAAACCAACATTAGAGTTCAGGGTCTAAAAGACACGCTAATTATTCTCGAAGCAATCGAAGGTGACAGCGTAAAGCAACTCAAGAAGGACGCTGATGTTGCTGTTCGTAGCACAGGCGTGTTCTCGGCAATTAGATCTAATGCGCCTTCGGTGGCACCGATGAGCGGAATGGTTCATAATGGCGCGACTAAGTGGGCTGGCATAACTAGCGTGAAAACTGCGATACCACCAATTACCCTTAGAAGATTAGCTCGGAAAAGGGATACACCAATTATCTCTATTCAGGCAACAGGTTCCCCAGATGGTCTCGGTTTCGATTACTCCGAATTAGCAGGTATTCGCAGACACCCACCAAGATCTCGATCTAAAATACCAAGCACAGGTTTGCGCGGTGCTGGTCGCGGAGATGGCTCGATAGCAATCAACGGACAGGGTGATAACATGATACGAGTTCTCAATGACAGATTTGGTTCGCAAGAAGGAAGATTCGCTTACGAAGCGACAATCAAAAAACGACCAGCGCTAAACCTCGCTCTCCAAGTAGTTCTTGACAAATACGCAGCAATAGTAAACAGAAAACTTAGGTAATCATGGCAATCAAAATACCAATTATCACCGTCTTTGATAACAAAGGATTACGCGCTGCTCAGTATCAGCTAAACAAGGTATCTGGAAGCTTTAGTGCGCTAGGCAGAAACTTCGCTATTGCGGGAACTGCTATTGGTGTTTTTACTACTGGTCTTGGAGTAGCAGTAAAAGCAGCTTCTAACTTTGAGGCTGAATACGAAGGTGTAAATCAAGTATTTGGTTCTGCTGCTAAAAGCGTTCAAGCCTTCGCGGTGGCTGCCTCAAAAACCGCTGGTCTTTCTGAAACGGCAGCTCTACAAGGCGCTAAAACTTTTGGTCTATTTGCTAAGAGCGCAAAACTAGGCGAAGAAGAAGCTGCCAAGTTCGCGACCAGCTTGGTTCAGCTTGCTGGTGATCTAGGTTCGTTCAACGATGTCCCGACAGAAGAAGCGCTCGCAGCGCTTCAGTCTGGTCTAATGGGGCAATCCGAACCACTACGCAAATTCGGTGTATTTCTTACAGATACTAAGCTACGCGCCGAGGCTCAGGCGATGGCGATTTACGACGGAACTGGCGCACTAACCGATCAACAGAAAATGCTGGCTTCTTATAGCTTGATCATGAAAGATACCCAAATCCAGCAGGGTGACTTCGTAAAATACCAAAATACTTTCGGCAACGCGTTCAAGACAGTTCAGACTGACATTCAAAACATTACCAAAGACATCGGCATGGAGCTACTGCCAATAATTGCCGAAGTCACACCGATTATCGGACAACTAGCCAGAGAGTTCGGTTGGAAATTAGCTAACGCGGTCAAGTCTGTTGATTGGGAATCAGTAATTGGATCTCTTGTACAGTTCTTTACTTTTGTAGTCAGCAACATAGAAACCATTACTAGATTAGCTACTAGCTTGTTCTTATTGAACACAGCCTTCAATGCTGTAAGAGCTGCTACTGGTTTGTACAACGCAGCAGCCACAATCTTGAATGCGACATTTACAATAACAGCAGGTAAAATCGCGCTAACTACTGGCGCTCTCAAATTATTTAGAACCGCACTTGTGACTACTGGTATCGGTGCGCTTGTCGTTGGGCTTGGCTTCATAATCGAAGCAATAATCAACACCAATGACGCAGCAAAAGACGGTCAGCCTATTGTCACGAATTACGGCGGTGCTTTGCAGAAATCTGGGGCGGACGCAGAATGGGCAGCTGGTAAATATGGCATAGCCAAAGGCGCAATCGACGATCTAAACAGAGCGTCTGCTAATTATAAGTCACCTGCGATTGTGGGACCAGACGCGTTCGAGCGCCGAATGAACTTAGAAAGGTCTTTTGCTCAAGGCGGTATGACTAACTACATGTCTTCGCTTCTTGGGCTTGATGGCAAGAGCAACAGCGGTAGTAGCGCATCTTCAGCAACTAAGGCAGTCACTTCCGCATTAGCGCCAGTAAACAAAGCTCTAGATCTAGGTCGCAAACAAGCTGAACAAGCTGCTGCTCTAAAGGGTAAAGGCTTTAGCGAAACTTACATTGAGAATCTATTTACCTCGGCTACTAAACCAGTCGCAGCAGCTAAATTAGCGGTTCAGAAAGCCACAAAGAACGCTAACTATGTCACTAACCAAAACAAAAAAGCAGCAAGCACGCTACAAGCCATTACAGCGCAAAATGAAGCCAATGCTCAAGCGCAAGCTGCTATTGACGCAGCAGCTGACCAAGCTAGGCAAGAAGCAGCTAGAAAAGAAGCTGAAGCTCTAGCCGAAAGACAGCGCGTTATAGCTTCTTTTGCTAGCTCAATTATTTCTACCTTCGCAGCAATTAGAGAAGGAATAGTAAACAGCTTTGATCTTCCGCAACTAGGTAGCAGCACAGACGCAATTATTCGCAACATGGGTAAGTTGCTAACTAAGACCAGAGAGTTCTCCGCTAACATTACGAAGCTAAGTTCTATGGGCTTAGATCCGCAACTATTACAGCAGATTATTTCTCAGGGTCCAATAGCAGGGGCAAGATTAGCAGCTGGTTTGGTTTCTGGCGGAGTTTCTGGACTCACAGCAATCAACACAGGCTACGCAGAATTATCAGGTCTAGGAACTGCGATTGGAACGACTGGAACCAACGCGCTATTCGGAACCGAGCGCCAACAGAACATTTACAACATAGAAGTAAACGGCGGTGTGGGATCTGGCGCAACTATTGGTCAAGCAATCGTGGACGCAATCAAGGCTTATGAAAGAACTTCAGGCGCGGTCTGGCAGGGCGCGTAATGCCAGCACCAGCAGTCAAAGTCGAGCTTGGTCTAGATCTAGGCGATAATTCTCCGCAGGGATTTACCCTCGATGACGCGATAAAAGGTGTGCTAGACAATACCAGCTTTATTTTAGGTGGCGAGTTGTTCTATGACATCACCGACAGACTTACCAGCGTGTCGGTCAAGCGAGGTAAAAGCCAAGCACTAGATCGTATTGACGCTGGTATTGCTGACATCAGCCTAAACAACAACGACAGAGAGTTTGACCCGCTTTACCCTGACAGCTTGTATTTCGGATTCTTAGTTCCCCGCAAAAAAGTCCGCATTTCCGCTAATGATAAGCCAGTCTTCTTTGGCTTTATTGAAGATTTAGATCTAAACTACTTACCTGAAAATAGATCCAGCGTTTCTATCTCGGTAGCGGACGCGCTCAGCCAATTTACTAATACTGGCATTGAAGATTACACGCCTGTTAGCCAGTTATCTGGCGCACGCGTAAACGCAGTTCTTGACTTACCTACGATCGGTTGGAGTTCTACCGAACGAAGAATTGACGATGGTAATTCTATTATGTTGGACGCTGATGTCGCTGACGGCACAGGGGCTTTGGATTATCTAAAGTTGGTTGCCATAAGTGAGCAAGGAAACTTCTTTATTGGTAAAGATGGCGCAGTAGTATTTCAGGAAAGAAATACCGCAACTAACGCGGTAGATCTTATTTTTACCGATGATCTAACTCCTAGCGCTTTTACTAAAATCCCATTTAGCAGGGTCACAAATGTTTATGGTTCTGAGAATCTTTACAACCAAATAACAGTCACAAACGCTGACGCGATCCCAGATGAAGTTTATGTAGAAGACGAAGCCTCTATCGGTGCTTACGGCGCTCGCGCTTACTCTGTTTCTAATGTTTTGATACAAGATCCAACTGAATTAGAAGACATGGCAACTAGGTTGCTATTCACTTATTCTGAACCCCTATACCGATTTGACTCGATTACTGTCGAACTAGACAGGCTTTCAACAGTCAATCAAAACGCGGTTCTAGACTTAGAGATCGGTGACATTGTTCAGGTTGAGTTTACGCCTAACGGCATACCACCAGCAATCTCGTTGGCTTGCCGAATACTAGGTGTTTCACACCAATGGGGATTAGACAAGAAGCAAATTCTATTTAGCCTCGAAACCCTCAACTATGGCGTGTTCGTCTTGAACAGCGATCTATTCGGTCAGCTGGACAACGACAGGCTCGGCTACTAATCTGCTACACTAAAACACGAAAGACTAAGGAAAACCATGCCAAGAAAAGTATTTACCGCTGGCGAAGTTCTAGCAGCTGCGGATGTTAACACATACCTCTCTAACGAGGTCACCCTTACTGTGTCTACTGCCACAACTTATACAGTTGCTACCGCAGATCGATACAAGATTTTAGAATTTGACTCCGCTTCAGCGGTCACAGTCACAATCGGAACCGCTACCGCGTTTCAGGCTGGCGAGCGCGTAGACATCCTTCAAGACGGTGCGGGAACTGTCACTATTACGCGTGATGGCACCGCTACTATTTTGGCTGGTCGCGGAACCGCAGGAACCGCTTACAGGATCGGTCAGCGTTATGACGCTGTATCTGTTGTCTGTGTGGGGACTAACTCTTACCGCATAATCGGAAACGCCACAGCGGTCTAATGACTCTCTCAGCGTTAGGTATTTTTAGTGCTGCTGGGGCTGGTGGGGCTGCTCCCTTTAGTTCTGACTACGAGCTAATTACTACTCAAATTTTAGGTAGCTCCGCTGCTTCTGTCACCTTTAGCAGCTTAGGCACATACTCATCTACCTATAAGCACTTACAGATTAGAGCAAGTGGTAGAGCAGATGATGCAAACTTTGTTTACCAAACCTCAATGAGGCTCAATGGCGATACTGGCTCAAATTACAGTTCTCACAATTTGTCTACTGAGGGTGGCGCTTCCGTTAGCTCTACAAATCGAACAAATCAAACTTGGATGAGGCTTCTCGCTATGGCTGGTGGTGGGGCAAGCTCAAGTGCGTTTAGCGGTATTGTCACAGACATACTTGACGCTTACTCGACAAGCAAAAATAAAACCATTAGAACTTTAGCTGGTCATCATTCAGCTTCCACAAGTAATTTGAATCTTAGTTCTGGGGCTTGGAGAAATACTGCTTCAATAACTTCAATTTCATTTCATGTTGAAAACGGACAGAACTTTGTCGCTGGCTCTCGCTTCTCTCTCTACGGAATAAAGGGATAACAATGCCAACTCAGACTTATACACCTCTAGCTACTGTGACTCTAGGTTCAACAGGCACATCCGTAGTGTTCTCTAACATTCCAGCAACTTACCGAGATTTGATTTTAGTGTGCGATTACGCAGCAAGCGGTGTGGGCTACCTTGAGCTAAAAATAAACAGCGATACTGGGACTAACTATTCTTTTGTCACAATTTATACAGACCCATCGGTAGTAAGCACATCTAACACTTACGACAGATTTTACCTGACAACAAACACAATTCAGAGCGGGGCAAGAATTGCGTCAATTGCACAGATTATGGATTACTCGGCTACTAACAAGCACAAGACAGTTCTTAGTAGACAGAATTTTACGAGAGCGACAGGCACACAAGTAGTTGAAGTTCAAGCTTCAAGGTGGGCAAGCACCTCTGCTATTACAAGCATTCAAGTATCTGGTGGTTTCTCTAGCGGAGCTACCCTTAGCGTTTACGGAGTAATCTCCTAATGAAACTTATTCAAACGCAAACCCTAGCTACTGCTACTTCGTCAATTTCGTTTACCTCAATTCCGCAAGATGGGACTGACCTTGTTCTTTTATTCTCTGGTCGGCGTTCGGTAGATTCAGTTGAAGTTCGCTTACAATTCAACGGCGATACAGGAAGCAACTACACAACTCGCAGACTATTTGGCGGTGGCGGTGCTGCTGCTACCGACAGTAGCTCTACGACCTACCTGCCTTTTTACGCAGTTGTAAACTCTGCCTCTACCTCAAACATCTTTAGCAACGGACAATTTTACATTCCTAACTACACAGGCTCAACGACTAAAAGCCTGAGTGCCGATACTGTCACAGAGAATAACGGCATCGAAGCTTACACCCAGATTACGGCTGGTCTTTGGAATAGCACCGCAGCCATTACTTCATTCTCTCTTTTTGCGTCTAGCGGAAACTTGGAAATTGGCACAATCGCTTCTCTTTACAAAATTACAAAAGGCTCTGACGGAATAGTAACAACAAGCTAACAAGAAAGAAAAGAAAATGACAGAAGTAATCACCAAGCTAGTAGTGGACTGCTCAACAGGCATAGCAACAGAAGTACCTCTAACAGCCGAGGAACTAGCACAGCGAGAAACTGACCGCCTAGCGTGGGAAGCTCAGGAAGCAGAACGCAAGGCTGCCGAGGCTGCCCGATCTTCAGCAGAAGCCAGCGCAGTCGCTAAACTAACTGCTCTTGGTCTAACCGCTGAGGAAATCGCAGCTCTCAAAAGCTAATGGCTGACGAAACAACTGGGGTTCGGATAACCCAGCAAGCTATTTACGCCAAGCAACTTGAGCATGGAGAGATCCTAGTCAGGTTGCTAGAAAAGCTCGATCACCTAGACGATGTTCCTGCGCGTATGCGCGAAGTAGAAATTACTTTGGCGCGATTGGCTTGGATTGAGAAAATTGCTTACACAGGATTGACCGCTGGGATCGTTGGTTTGGTGTCGGCGATTTTTGCGCTGCTGATAGGCTAGTCGTATGAGATTCCCTTTTGATAAGCCAATGCCTAGAATCAGCTCACCTTACGGCTGGCGAATCCACCCAATCGAGAAAACCCGCAAACACCACAATGGCGTGGACTACGCAGGTGCGATGGGCACACCAGTAAAAGCTATTGAAGAAGGCGTGGTTATCTTTGCTGGACCAAGCACGCTAAAGTTCCCAGATGGCGAACCCGCTGGCGGTGGCTACATCGTCAAGATCCGTCACAAGGTAAACGGCGAATGGATTACCTCGGCATACATGCACCTACGCAAAGGATCTATCACAGTCAAAAAGGGTGACAGGGTTCTAGAGGGTCGCACAATCGGATTGCTCGGAAATACTGGTGAATCAACAGGACCGCACACACACTTCGAGATCCAGCGCGGTAAGAACTACATCTGGACAAACAACGGAACCAGATACACCGAGCCAGTCAGCTTTATCAAAACACAGATCGCATTGGAGAAACTCAAGTGAAGAAAATTATCGACAAGCTAAAAAACGAAGAAACCATTAGACAGCTCAAAGCTGCGCTCTGGTCTTACCTACGCGCTTCTGTCGCAGCGGTTGGCGCGATGCTTTTGGCTGGCATTGACGATCCGCAACAGATTACTTTGTCAGCGCTTCTTGGTGGAATCCTCGGACCGCTAATCAAGGCGCTAGATCCTAATCAGGACGAATACGGTATCGGTGCTAAAGTCCAGGCTGCTATTGCGCCTGAAGAATCTGGTTCTTCCGACTAAGTTCTAATCGGGCTTCGCGTCTTTCACGCGCATTAGTCCCACCCCAAATTCCATAATCCTCTTGTGCCGAGATCGCGTAATCTCGGCACAAGTCTTTTATGGGGCATTCATCGCATAACATTCGCGCGATACGCTCGGAAAGTAGCTTGGCTTTCGGCGCATAGAAGTCTTCGGGAAAGAAGAAGTCCGCATTCTCTCGGCAAGCGAGAGTTTCGCCTCGATCCTCAAGCTCGGCTTGGGCGTGGCAAAACTCGGTAAAAGCTCTATCCCTATTCATTCCAACAACCCTATAACTATTTTGCGGAAATAGCATAAAATGTCGGTGGTTCGAGCTAAAGTTCTTTTGTAGGCAAAATAAAAGCGGGTGGAGCTTCAAGGTCCACCCGCAGTCAAAAGAAAGGACAAGGAACTCTTGACTACTGAAAGCATAGCAGAAATACAAGCTAAGTCCACAGCGACATGGCTAGGGTCGTTTACCCCTGACAATCCAGAATGGCACGAACTTAGATCTAACCGTATTGGGGGATCTGAGGTTGGTGCTATTGTCGGCGCTAGTAAGTACGAGAGCGCCTATTCCCTTTGGGCTAAGAAGCTTGGTCTAATCTCTGATGAAGTTTCCGACAATGAGTTTATGTATTGGGGGCGCGCACTAGAGCCAGTTGTAATAGATAGGTTCGAGCTTGATCACCCAGAACTGAGATTGCTACGAGATGTCGGGACTTGGGTTCACCGCGAGCGCGACTATCACTTAGCCAACCCAGATGCGATTTACCAGAAGCCTGACGGCTCGTATGGCGTACTGGAAATAAAAACCGCACGATACTCTGACGATTGGGTAGACGGAGTCCCACAGTATTACATGACGCAAGTTCAATGGTACTTATCTTGCTTTGGTTTCAATGAGGCTTATGTCGCAGTTCTTTTTGCGGGATCGGAATACCGCGAGTTCTTTATTCGCGCTGAACCAATGTGGCAGGAATCGGATCTAGAGAAAGTTCAGAACTTTAGAGAATGCTTACGGCTAGAACAGAAGCCAGCTTGGGACGGCGCTGAAGCCACAGTTATGGCGGTTCGCCAGCAACACCAAGACATAGATCCTAAGTCGCAAGTTGAGCTGGGTGAGCTAGGTTTACATTACAGTTCTTCGCTTGATGATTTAGAAACCGCAAAATCTAAAGTAAACGAGCTACAAGCAAGAGTTCTAGACGCGATGGGATCGGCAAAGACAGGCATAATCTACGACACGCCAGCTTTCGTTCGATCTTCACGCAAAGGTGGCACACCTTACCTAACAAGAAAGAGAGGCGCGTAATGTATGACGAATCAGAAATAAAAGAAATGTACGAAACCATTTACGAAGACGAACCTAATGTCGGTGATTGGGTGATTATCAAACACAACTACAACGAAACGATTGTCACAGGCGAAGTTCAAGCGCTCAAGCATACTCAGCCACAACGCGGTTGGCACGCTGAAGCTGATTTTGAGTTTGTAGTTTGGTCAGCTTTCGCAATAAAAATAGCTGGCGTAAAAGGCTGGCTAAAGGCAGACAAGTGGGAGATCCTAAACACTATGCCTGACTTTGAGGATAAAAAACTAACAAGAAGAAAGAGAGAAGAAAACTAAAATGGCACAGTTCAATTTAGAAGATTATGAAACCGTAGCAAGCAGAATTACCAAGCTGTACGAAGCTCACCCTGACGCGCGTATCCAAACAGATAACCTTACGACTTCTTACGACCGCGAGCGCGGGACTTGGGTAGTACGCGCGGTTATCTACCTAAGCGCCGATGAACAAGAACGCGGACTGCCAAAGTCGAACGGACTGGCTTTTGAGATTGACGGCGCGGGTATGGCTAACAAAACCAGCGCACTAGAGAACTGCGAAACCAGCGCGATTGGTAGAGCCTTAGCGAACATGGGCTTGTCAGGTGATCAGCGAGCCAGCCGAGAAGAAATGGCAAAGGTTCAGCGCGGTGCCGAACCGAGTCGCGATTGGATCGCCGAAGCGCAAGCAATTATGAACACGAAAGAGCTTAGGGATCTTTACAACAAAGCTCGTCAAGGTGGCGCAGGGCAACACATCCTAGCGCAGATAACTGATTACGCGAAAGCACTAGAAGAAACTACTAAAGAATAGTAAAGTAAGGCTTGCGGGGTAAGGTAGCTACGGACTTTACCCCGCTACTAAAAAATAAGAGAGATACCATGAGCGAGATTGTCACCCCCGACCAAATAATCAAAGCGCTGACTGAGATTCGCGCAGAAGCTGAAAAGGGAATCGAAGCTCAATACCGAGCCGAAGTTGAGCTGAGTCAAAAGCAACTAGAAGTAGATCGGTTAGAGTCCGCAGCTTTCCTAAGAATCAACGGACTGGTCGCAGATCGCCAAGCTCTTGCGAAGCTAGAAAGCTCTGAGGCGCGTCTAGAAGCTGATCTAGCGAAAGCCAAGTTCAATCGTGTCAAGACTAAACTCCAACAGCTCAATCAGGCGCAGAGCGCTTTACAGACCCAAGCCAGAATGGTTGAGATTACTTACACGCAAGCTGGACTGGGAAGATGAAACCAAATGAATTCAAGAAGTTTGAAGCTCGCGACCCTTATTGTCCTCATTGTGGTATTGGTGTGCCTTACCTAGTGCCTCACCATCGCAAGAATCGTGGCATGGGTGGATCTAAGTTGCGCGACAACCCAGCTAACATTCTTTTGGTTTGCGCTTTACTGAACGGCGCGATGGAGCAACAAAGTCAGGTGGCGGAAGACGCTAGAAGATTTGGTTGGAAATTAGAATCATGGCAAGATCCTGCGGTTGTGCCAGTTTACGATGCTATGACAGGTTTTACTTACCGATTGAAAGACGATTACTCAAAAGAACCAATCTAGAAAGGACAAGAATTGCCAATTATCAGAGGCTCGCATGACTTTGACGAAAGCTTTACTCGATTACCTAACCGCTGGTTGCGCGATGAGCGCCTAAGCCTAAAGGCGATTGGGTTGATGGCTCAACTTCACTCGCACTCGGTTGGCTGGCGTCTAAGCATTAGATCTTTGGCGGAAGCTAACCAATGCGGGTTAGATCTAATTCGCAGCGCCATTAGCGAGCTAGAGTCCGCTGGATACTTACGCAGGGATCAGGCGCGTGGCGATAATAATCAGTTCGCAGAAAGCATCTGGACTACCGTTGATCCGTCATCGGGTTATCCGTCATCGGATTATCCGTCATCGGGAAATCCTACCCCTAAGAAGAACAATAATAAGAAGACCAAAGAAAAGAAACATATACCCGAATTGACTAGATTTGAACAGTTCTGGGAAAGTTATCCTCGCAGGGTTGGCAAAACTAGCGCTCTAAGGGCGTATACGGCTGCTAGAGGTCGCTACGAGGGCGAAACAGGGGACTTTGAGGCTATGGTCGTTTCAGGAGCCATACGGCTCGCACAGGACCGAAACCTGCCAGCGCTTCAGTATGTCCCATACCCGACTACTTGGCTAAACCGAGATGGTTGGAATGACGATCCTTACCCAGAGCGCCAACTTAGCCAAGACGAGATCGCCGAGCGCCAGAGATTAGAGCGAGCAGCTAAAAGCCAACGAGAGAAGGAAAACACCCAGAAGATCCTTAGCGAATCAGAAAAGCCAGCCGAACCAATCCCGCTTTGCGAGCATGGCGAGAAGCTGGTTTACTGTAAAAAATGCCTAAGGCAGATACCAAAAGGTATTAGTAATGGCTAGAATGAAAGAATGGAATCTAAGCGGTTATGTGCGCGGTGCGGTATTGACCGCGAGCTACCTGCGAAGAGAACTAAAAATGAGGCTTGTCGCGGTTGTCGTGTCAAGGTCGAGCATGTTATCCGTTATCCGAACGGCGAAACTTGCTTGGCGTGGCGCGGAGATTTTGATCGCGATGACAATCCAGTTCATAATGGGCAAGTCTTTATGGCTGGAAAACGGAGATGCGGTCATCGGGACTGTATCAACCCAGAACACATCGAATAAGAGAGGCAAACACCTTGGCAAAAGTAATTATAGAAAACGCAACAGTAGAAAATCTACTAGGACAAAAGGGCTACACAGTCAGCGTCAGCTCTAAAGACGCAAGCGGTTCCGAAAAGAAGATCTACTACAAGATCTGGTCAAGCAAT